AAGCCGTCTGCCACCGAAGACAAAGCGTTTATCTGCTCCTCACACTGTCCATCAAAACGAAGCGTGTCAGGTTGCTGACTTACTCCTTGGACAAGGTTGGGAAGTGAAGTATTTATTAAAGCCATTAGTATAAATTGTAATTTCTGTTAATACCCACTCTTACAGCAGTGTCGTAGTTATCGAAAATAGTTCTGTCAGCGTTAGCGCCGTCAGACCTCTCCAGGTTTGCTTTCGCAGCAAACTCATCGCGTATGATAAGTGCTTCGAGATCTCTGGACCCTACAAGTCTAGATTGTAAAGACCGAGCCGCTCTAAGTGTTATATACCTGCGAGCTTGTTCTGGAAGTTTATCGAAGTCTAAAAATCTTACTACAGTTACTTCAACAGAACTTGTAAAAACCTCAGTGTTGTCTGTTCTGTTAAATAAAGTCCCACCTCGCTGCACTAAGTCAATATCGTCAGTCCCTTCGTGGTCCACTTGTAAAATGTCTGCATCAAGATAAATTTTACCGTCGCCAGGGCTTCCAGTAAATGTTCTTTTTTTCTCGGTGTTGAAATGCCAGCCTTCGCTTTGTACTTCCCTGGAAGTTTCCGAAAGGACAGTTACAGCGATTGCAGCTGACACGGGAAGTTCAGTTGTGTTTGATATGCTTGATACAGGGCTTTCACCTATGTATCCCAACATAACATTAATACATTCTAGTTCTGTGCTTAGTGTTGGCATAAATTAGTTATAAAAATAATTGAAATTAAAAAAAAGAAAGGGCAGGAGCCTTTCGACTCCCACCCTAACTTTGTGTTTAGCAACTATAAAGATTAGTCACCGTGTATTTCTACGGCGCATTCCGGCCTTAAGACCCCGTGCCCTAACGCATATTTTGCTAGGAACAAAGTGCCTTGGTGGGCAACGCTATAATCAGACTGTGTTGTTAAGTCCAAAAGGCGGACTGTTCCAACAGCTGCTGGGTGGCCGCCGATTATAACAGCCTTTGAAACGTCACCGTTGTATCCCGCACCAGAGCCAGCGAACGGGTCGTTCTTAACAGCGGTGCTTCCGTCGCCTGTAGTGGTACTTGATAAGTTACCTAAAGCGGTAACATCAGCAATGTGTTGAGATTTAATCAACTTAATACCGGCTACCATAGGCACTATACCTTTACTTACTGAACCAACACCGTCATTGTCGCGGTTGATTGCAACATTGTCAGCTGTTAGTAGCTTGTAGTATAGTGAAGGTGGCAGAACTGCAAAACGCTGTCCGTCGTTTGGAACGTCGTTTTCGTCAAGCTTTTGAGCCATCTCAAAGAAGGCCGCAATAAGCTCTGTAACAGTGTATACATTATCACCGCCAGTAGCGTTGATTCTGATACCACCTTGGCCCCCGTGCAGGTTAGCTCCAGATCTAGCAGCAGCTATCCAAGTCTTCATGACCGCGAGGTCAAAGCGCTTGGCAAGTGCCTTTCCGATCTCTTTCGCGTAGGTGCTTCGCATCGAATAATGAGATTTTAGTTCGTCAAATTCAGCGATGAATGTTGAACTAATCAACACATCATCAATGCTAATGACTTTCTCATTGTGCTTAATATTACTTAAATAACCGTTAGCTGATTCAAGTATATTTTTACCCGGCGTGTAGTAATTTGCCTCGGCAACGCCACTTACAGGAAATTGCGCACTCTTTCCAGAACTTATCGTTCTGATTGTATGCAAGTCCTTCATCACGTTTGCCTCATCAAATGTTGTTAGGATTTCGTTACTGAATACTTTAAGAAATAAAGCATCAGCATCGCCTACAGTGCCGTTTGAGGTATTGGACGACGCTCCTATCCTTGATGGGTTTGTATCTCCATTAGCCATAATTTAATATGTCCTTTCTATTTTATTTATTGTTTGTTGTTTGTTGTTGTTTTGGGTTTAACAACTCACTTAATGAATAAAACAAAAAGACCTATGAATGTTTACTTCGCTTAGTTGTCCCTCGCAAGGGGCTAAACATAAAACAAACTTTCGGTTGTTTTTGTTGTGTGTTCTTTTGTGTGTGTTGAAATCTTTAAAATTATCTGCGATGTTCCAGTTCATTCGTGTACATCAGAATCTCTGCTATGATCTCCTTTTGAGGATCGGTGAATGAATGGACTTTGAGTTTCGAGATAAAATGGGGAATCTTGCTCTTCGGTGGGCCTATTGTCTTGCAACCACTCGTCAATAAGATCAATGTTGCGCTCACGATTGCGACTATAAGCTTCTTTTTCATAAGCTTCGACTATTTTAAAAAAGTACTCGCAAATCTTTGGGAAATTGAGAAGAAGACTTACGAGTACTTTAACCCCCATAATTATTCTTTTGGTTTTGCTTTACCGACGTTTATAGCCAACCAGTTAACAAGTTTAAGAATTATTGCTGTTATCTTATTATCTGCTTTGTTTGGTGTCAGAGCTGAAACAAGACTAGCCGCTGTAACAACAGCAGTAGTAAGTGTAATAAGCTGTTCTTTGTTTTCAATAATGTACGTTATCATAAATTTTATTATACCCTTGTTGAGACTGCCAGCCGTCTTTCAATTTCTTCACGGTAAGCAGGATCATTTTCATATCGTTTGTCTTTCATTGCTTCGACTACTTGAGCGTTACTGTTGAAAGGTTGAATGGCAGCGCCTGAAGTTTGACCTTGTTTTATGTTAAGCGAAGCGTTTCCTGATTCAGCTGCGTAACGAGCATACAACCCTTTAACTGCTAACTTTGCAGCTTCAGGTGAAGACTCAGTAACTAGCTTATCAAAAGTGTCTATCTCATCCGCAGGTAAAGCTTCTGAAGCCCATTGCGCCATAGCGTCATAGTTTTCTTGACCGCCAACGCTGTTAGTTATCTGAGCAGCTTCGCTTTCCATAGAAGCCTCACGTCCTTTAACATAATCTTCAACAAACTCTCTGGGAATTCCACTGGCCTCTAGAGCTTTATAGTTGTCTTCAGATAGCCCTCCGTTCTCATAAAAAGAATTACTGGCTTCTTGTATAGCTGTAGAAACATTTGAATCCTTAGTTGAGTTTTCTTCAGCTGCTGGTTCTTCTTTTGTTTCGCCTAGTTTTTTCTCTAAATTTTCATAAGCTGCTGCAAGATCTTCTTGGCTTTTAAATTTACCTAAAATAAGGTTTTCATCTTCAGCCTTGGTCTGTTCATCTTCAGCCTTGGTCTGTTCATCTTCAGCAGCTTGAGTATTCTCTTGTCCAGAAGGGTTTTGCTGTGTTTGTTGTTGAGCTGCTTCTTGTTGAGCTAGCTGGTCTTCTAAGCTTACGTTTCCCTCCTCGGTTTCTTGCTGTTGATTTACTATGTATTTGTCCATTTATAGTTGCTCCCATTATTCGGGTGGTTGTTGTTCTTCTTGTTGTTGCTGCTGTTCAGCTAAAGATTGATCGCTTGCTGCTTTTATTCCAGCCGGACCTAATTTTTCACTTAACGCTAAAAGTTGCTGCTGTTGTTGTTCTTCTGCAAGTTGTTCCTGGGTCTTAATTAACCCAGCTGTTTTAATGCCTAAAGCAGTCGCGCGTCTCTTTATGTATTCAGAAACATTAACAAAGTTAGCTACAGCTTGTGGTCCTAGCACTTGACTGGAACCGACAAGAAATGAATCGAGGCTGTTAAGATCGCCCTGTCTGCCGAGGCTATCAAGACCTGTAACAATAACAGGACTGACGAGATCTTTAGGAAGCTTCGGCATCTTCTTGTTTTTCTGCATTACATCCATCAAACGCGAAAGCAGCGGAGTCTGTAAATCGTTACTAAGCAAACTAAAGATACCACCTAAAGCAGCGTTAAGCTCCTGAGAGATTAATCTGATTTCTTCAGCAGTGACTCGCTCTGCATTTCTTATAGCGCTACTGGTTAGCAAGAAGTTTTGAGACAGCCTATCTTTAATTTGATTTATAGTTTCAGAGGCTACTCTAAAGTCGTTAAATTTATTAAGTTGTAAAACACTAACATCAGCAGCATTACCTTGAACTATAGCTCCGTTAGGAGCGTTCATGTCTTTAGGTCTTGTTGTCCCGTTTGGGTTTACAAGAAATAGGATTTTACTGGCAGCGGCTGAACCTTCAACAATAGCTCTAGTAAGAGACTCCAGTGACTGAAGATCTCCTAGATATTCTTCTACATATGAACGTCCAAAGTTTTCTCCATCAACGCGACTAAATCTAAGAGGTATGTAGGGGTTTTTATCTAAAGGAAAGGTCGTTCCCGTCTGAGGTAAAACAACGCCGTTGACGTCCTGTTTCAACATCCACTTATCACCTTGTTTACAAACAGCCGTAAAGAGATTTACAGTGCCTCCACTTCCTACAGATGAATCCTGGGGTTTTTGTATAGCAGCTTTTATGTCGTCATCGAGCGCTTCGTAACTAAGAGTTTCTTTTGTTGCTATCGTTAAAACATTATCCATTGGATCGCGCTCTACAACAAACCTATCGAGTCTAAAGGCTCTCATGCCTCCGTTTTGATCGAGATAAAGTAAACTGTTACCAGTAACGATTAGCTGTTTTAAACTTTCGTGAACGACCGTGCGATAGCGTTTTCTCGCCAGTTCATCTGTTACAGCATCTTCTACTTTACGCAGAGCGGAATCTATTTCACTAACGATTTCTTCAGGTGCTCCTTCTTGTTGTAATTTATTTGTATCAACCTGGAGTCTAAAAAAAGATACGTTAGGAGGCAACAAGGCGAGCAGGAGTTTTGAAGCTAAATTATTTACACCTCTCGCGCCTACGCCTTGAAAAGGAGTATCCAATCTTGAGTGCTGTCCAAAACCTTCGTCAGGGAGGATGTAAGGTATTGTTAGCTTTGAACACTGCCTAGCCCTATCAAGGTAGCTGTGTCTTTTACCTTCAAGAACTGAATAGATCTGCTCGGCTGTTTGTGCTTCGTAATTCATATAAATTTTTTAATCGGGTTGAGTCCAAGCTTCATCAACATCAGGAGTAGTTGGATCGTCTGCTATAAATTTTCCATCGGCATCCCTAGCTCTCTGAGGTGTTTCTTCTATTAAAGGGTCTTCGGGAGGATACACCCAATCACTCGGAAGGGCTTCTACAATCTCGTCTTCATCTGTGAGGATATCTTTATCAACCGCTACAACTGTTGAAGAGATTACTTCAAATGTTTCTGGATCTGTTTCTGTTTCCGTTGTTGTTGGTAACAAGACTGCTGCTCTAGGATTCTCTTCCTTGCTT